ATTAACTTTACTGCGAGGCTATACAGAGGCCATCCTTTAAACGGGATGGCTTCTTTTTTTATGCCTATTTACTGGGATCATCTATTGGACAAGGCACAATTACAAGGTTGCCACAGTTAGCACAACTAGCATCTAACATATACCAAGATATCTCATACTCATCAAAGGTAGCTAGGATAGAAAATACTTTGGAGCCACAAGGACAAGCGTGTAGTGGACCAAGGGATCTAAGATCTGTACCAAATTTAGGTGGTAGAGTCTCTGGTAGCTTCTGCTTATTTCTTCGCAGGGTTGGTAGACGGAACATACAGACCGAACAGTCGCAACGCACAAAGCGTTGCCCGTACAGTAATTCGCCTTCGGCTCATATTGTACACATACTCTGCCTAGTAAAAGATGTAATCCAATTTCGCGGCGTGTCGCACTTACATCCTGATACTTGTCAGTGGTTGGTGTTATTATTTACCTAAGATAAAGGAAGGCAATTATGACGGCAATTGTTGGTATACAAGGTAAGGGTTGGGCTGTGCTTGCAGCAGACTCAATGACTACCTATACCGATAGACCTTACATAGCTAAAGGTTACGACAAAATAGTTAAGGTCAACGAGTATTTAATTGCAGTTGCCGGTGATGCACTGGCTGGAGATATTCTTAATAACTTATGGCAACCACCTAAAGTAATTAAGACACAAGATCCTGATAGATTTGTAATGATCAGGGTATTACCATCTATAAAACAAACACTAACTGATGCAGGTTATGATCCTGCGCCTAAAACTAAGAACGATGATGACTCAGGTTGGGATGCTTTACTTTGCTTTAATGGAAAGTTATTCCAACTTAGTGATGACTATGGGTATATGCGAGATGACAGAGGTCTGTACGGCATAGGCTCAGGTGGTGGGTTAGCTCTAGGTGCTCTAGTAGCAATGGATGCTGAAACTAAAACCCATACAAAAGCAACGAGTGCTGCAAAGAAGGCTGTCAATATTGCTATAGCATACAACGTATGGTGTGGTGGAACGCCTAGTATCAAAACACAATTTACTAAGTAAGGATAATAAATGAGTGAGATCTATTGGCATTTACAATGGTATCTATTAGACTTAGAGATGTACAAGTTTATTCTAGAGTGCTTTATTAAATGGGGGCTATAATGTATTTCAAGTTTATGTATCTAATATATAAGACTTCTGCTAAGCAGATAAGAAAAGGTTTAAACAAGCGCTATCCAACTTATGCAGTAGCGCTTAGACAAGGAACTAGTGAGCGATCCTAAAGAATATTCAGAAATGACAATCATCGCTCTAGTACAAGCCTTGAAAATTAGGGGAGATGTTTGGCCTGAAAAATGTACTAATGCTGTACTTCAAGCAATTGATCATATGGCACTTTATTTAGCTGAAGATGTGTGTGAGCATTATGAAATAAAAGAAAGAGATCCAGAAGAGTCACTTGAAATGCTTGAAGAGGTTATGATATGAGTGATCCTAAAGAACTATTACTCCAGGTCCTTAGAGATAAGGATGCTGGCAGGGCTAGGTCTAAGCAGACCCAGGTAGGACCATCAGAGTTGGGTGGTTGTCGGCGTAAGGTTTGGTATCGTCTTAACGATCAACCTGAGACTAATGATAATGAGATGAAACTTGCAGCAATTATGGGTACAGCTATCCACGCCGCTATTGAAGATGCCATTACAACCTTAGATCCAAAAGGTAAAAAGTATTTAGTTGAGACAGCAGTTGAGTACAACGGAATGAAAGCACATATAGATCTATTCATACCTGAGACAGGTGATGTTATAGATTGGAAGACTGTAAAGATTAAGAACCTATCCTATTTCCCATCACTACAACAGCGATGGCAAGTACAGGTCTATGGCTACTTGCTTGACAAGTCTGGAAAGGGGACACCCAGAACTGTTAATCTTGTAGCCATCGCCCGTGATGGTGATGAGCGAGATATTAAAGTCCACTCTGAAGCATATGATCCTGCTTTAGCAGAGGAAGCTCTTAACTGGCTTGCTGCAATTAAAGAGAGTGCAGAACCACCAGCACCAGAGCGAGATCAAAACTATTGCAAGTCATACTGTAAGTACTTTGATGAGTCAGGTGTAATGGGGTGTACTGGAATAAAAAAAGGACTTATCAAGGATGATGTTGTATATATAGATAATCCTGAATTGGATTCTTCAGCCTTGAAGTACTTGCAATTAGATAGTAAAATAAAAGAATTAACAGAAGAGAAGGAGTCCGTAAGGACTGCACTAGAAGGATTTACTGGGCAGACAAACAGTGGTGTATCCATTATATGGAGTACTACTGCGGGTCGTAGTCAAGTAGATGCCGAAGAGGTTGAGAAACTTCTAGGCTTTGTACCAAAAAAACAAGGACAGGAATCAGTAAGATTAACTGTCAAACATACTGGAGGTAAGTAATGGCTGCACCGGAAAGCACAAAGTTCCAAGTCAACTACAAGTTAGCTGATGGAACTCTATTAAATATTTACGCAACTAGTCAGGCTGAACTAGAGGCATCTCTAACTTCACTATCTGATCTATCAACATTAATCACAACAACTGCTACCGCACTTGGTGCAACAGCATCATCAGGTGGTGGCGCAATCGCATATGCTAAGAAAGCATTAGGCGGATCGGCTGTAACAGATACTTCTAACCCTGACTGTAAGCACGGGGCAATGGCATTTCGCTCAGGTGTAGGTCAGAAGGGTCCTTGGAAAGGTTGGATGTGTGCTGCACCTAAAGGTGCGCCAGACAAGTGCGATACCGTCTGGGTTAAATAACCTGTGCGGGTTCCCACTAAGTTTGAGAACCCGTTATGTTCTGAGATAGATACAGAACTTTTCTTCCCTAATAACGGAGAACAAGCACAAGCTGAATCTGCAAAAAGGATATGTAAAAGATGTCCACACTTAGCAGAATGTTTTGAATGGGCTCTAAACTATGAACGGTTTGGAGTCTGGGGTGCAACTTCTCCTAGAGAACGTATGCGAATAAGAAGAAAACTTAATATAAAGGTGAAGGATAATTTAGTTGCTTAATTTAAATAGGGCGTGGCGAGGTAGCAATACCAATGCAACACCACTACCTGACGTATGGATTGCTCTTGCTAACAAGCAGATTAAATTCCGTAGAGGTCAGGTATGTATGGTTGCTGCTGCACCCAATGCTGGTAAGAGTATGTTTGCTCTTATCTATGCAGTTAAAGCAAAAGTTCCAACCTTATTCTTCTCAGCCGATACCGACACCGCAACTGTGATGATGAGAGCAGCCTCTCACTTATCAGGACACGAACAGCTCTTGGTGGAAAGCAACTTACTTAGTAACCGTCATTACTACGATAAGTATTTATCAGAGATGGAAAGCATACAGTTTGTCTTTGACTCATCACCATCGTTAGATGATATTGAGTTAGAGATTAAAGCATATGTTGAACTCTTTGGTATTCCACCAGAGTTGATCGTGGTAGATAACCTAATGAATGTGGTATCTGAATCTGATAATGAATGGGCAGGACTAAGAGCTATTATGGTGGAGTTCCACGATATGGCTCGTAAGACTGAAGCCTGTGTGCTAGTACTACACCACGTCAGCGAACAGAGTGAGTATGGCAAGACAACAGAACCACCTGCTCGTAGGGCTATTCACGGTAAGGTATCTCAATTACCTGCCTTAATTATTACACTTGGTTTTGATCCACATAACTCAATACTCAAGGTGGCAGCAGTTAAGAATAGGTTTGGTCCACATACAGCAGATGGCTCTGATCATATCGGTTTGTTTGTAAGTTATAAGGTCTGTCAAATTAATGATTCAGATCCAATGGGCAGAATGTATAGAAGGGATGCCATACTAGGTGTCAGCTAAATACAATAAGACTAAAGGCGCTAAGTTTGAGACAGATGTAATGAGGTGGTTTAGAAAGATGGGTGTGTTAGCTGAGAGACTGCGCCTAGCAGGAGAGGAAGATGAGGGTGATCTAGTAGTTATAGTTGCCGGTGAAACCTTTATCTTTGAATTAAAGAATACACAGAAGTTAAACTTAAAGGAGTTCTGGGATGAAGCACAAAAAGAAGCTGCTAATTATTCTAAGCATCGCGGTATTAGTCAGCCTCTTAGTTATGTTTTATTCAAGAGAAGAAACGCAGGAATAGATAAGGCTTGGGTAATCCAAGACCTAACACAATGGTTGAAAGATAAGCAATGAGAAGAACAAGCCAAGACCTATATGATGGCATTGGAACTTGGAAACGAAGACCAATAAGAGCAGGTAAGAAAACCTATATGCCATCTCACAAGAGATGGGGAAAGATAACGGTAACAAAAATGCCAGTACCAGAAGGAATAATAACTACAACAGATATACTGCAACCAGTACTAGAGGTAGTAGAGGAAGTAACAACAACAGAGGAGAACAAAGATGAAGTTAAAAGTAATTAACACAGACAAGATTAGTACAAACATTACAGACTTGATGATTGAATCAGAAGATCCAATGAATCCTAATCCAGAACACAACGCATATAATTGGGGATTAGCTCACGCTTCGCTTATACTTTTTGGTGCAGATCCTAAGTTAATAAAGGATCTTCAACCTAAATGATCTGCGAAATATGTAAAGCAGGTGGTGAGCTAAATAGGATTGGTCAGTTCAAACGCGCTACTACTATGCACAAAAAATGTAAGGAGGACTGCGGATGCCAGCACAAGACTGGTCCAGAAGCAGGAAGTCGGGCAATGGCAATGGCAGAACCGATGCGAACACAATACCCATTGGAGTAATAGTTGCTCACTATGGCGGTGAGGTAAGGGAAGGTAGGGCTTGTTCTGTAAGGTGTGTATTACATAGCGACAGTAGGAGAAGCGCAGTAATAAACACTAAGGACAATTTATATTTTTGTCATACTTGCGGTAAGGGTGGCAACGCAGTAAACATTATTAGTCTTATAGAGAATATGGAGTTTAAAGATGCTCTCGCCCGCGCAATTGAAATCCTCGCTAGAAGCGGCAGTACAGTACAACAAGGATCTAAACGAGGAAGCAATAAACTTTCTCGCAGGTCGTGGGATTTCTAAAGAGGTAGCTGACCAGTATCTACTTGGTACCATAGTGGTACCAGTTGCAACTCACGAGCACTATAAAGGTTGGCTATCTATACCTTATATGACGGTAATGGGACACTGTGTTGGCTTTAAGTTTAGAAGATTAGATGAAGGTAAGCCTAGGTATGGAGCACCACTAGGACAGAAGGGTCATCTATATAATGTTAGCGATATTATTTTAACTAGTGAGTACATAGCAATCTGTGAAGGTGAGCTAGATACTATTGTTGCATCTGCAATCTTAGGTATACCAGCAGTAGGAGTTCCTGGTGTACAGGCTTGGAAGTCACACTTTACAAGGATGTTTACTGGCTATGGCAAGGTTTATATTATTGGTGATAATGATTTAAAAGAAGATGGTTCTAATCCTGGTGCAGAGTTTTCTAGGATGGTAGCCCAAGAAGTTATTAATTCTACTATCGTGTCGCTTCCTGCTGGTATGGACCTCAATGATCTATACTTAGCAAAGGGTATAGAAGAGACAAAACGGACAATTGGAGTACCTAATGTATGAAGAACTCAGACCTGATGGTACTAGCAGAGTGGTTGGCGACCTTAGGGATCTCTATTATCAAGATCAATTACGAAAAGCACACAATAGAAATCGCACCACCTCCAACGAAGGAGTAGAAGAAGAGTTTATTAATAATATGTGGCGCGTTATGGATGCCGCCGGTGATTTACTTATTAGTAAGCACCACGATTACGGTCCATTAAATATTGCAAGATCACCTGGTGGTCCTATCAACGGACTAAGAGTGCGTATGTGGGACAAGATAGCTCGCATTAATAACCTAGTAGATTCTAAAGTTAAACCAAGTAATGAATCACTACGAGATTCTTTTGTTGATTTACTTAACTACTCAGCTATTGCGCTGATGGTATTAGATGGCAACTGGCCTGAGGTGCAAACGCTGGATTGTGAATGAGTCCAGAGTTACATCCAACTCTATACGAGTTAGTACCTTCAGTTGCTTACAGTATAGTTAATAAGTTTAAAGGTTGGGTTGATACTGATGATGTAAGACAAGAGTGTTATCTCTGGGCTATTGGTCGCGGTCAACAGTTTACTGATCTACTTAACGAACCTGATCTGCGAAAGCGTGAGCACAATGAGAAGCGTATTGTTTATCAGATGCGTAGAGTTGCAGAAAGATATGCTCGTAAAGAGAAAGCTCGTAAGGCTGGATATAAAGTAGGCGATGAAGCGTTCTACGATACCTCAACTATCGCACAGTTAATCCCATTTATTATTGCATCCGTTGTAGAAGGCACAGTACTAGAGCAAGCACAAGAGATGATCAACGATGGCACACCTCGTAAGCAGTCAACACCTGCTGAAGGTGGCAACCTATTAGCTATCCTAATTGATTTAAAGAAGGCTTATCTAAAGCTAGGTCAAGAAGATAAGACTATATTACAGATGAGATACCACGATAACTTTACATTAAATCAGATAGCGCAGTACTTAGAGTGTGCTATATCTACTGCTGATCGCCGGTCTACCTCAGCTTTGCGTAGATTACAAGACAGGTTAGGTGGTGAGACACCTTGGGCATAGAGTTAAAAGAACCAGAGTTATTGGACTATCTTAAAGAGTTCTACTATCCCGATCTTGAGAAGAGTGAAGAGTTTGATAACTGGGATTGTATATCATTAGAACATAAGATGTTTATAGAATTAAAATCTCGCAAGACACACTACCCTGATCTACTAATAGAGGAGAGTAAGTATCAAGGATTACTTTTGGCAGCAGGTATTAGATCACTCACGCCTTGGTATATCAACGCCACACCTGAAGGTATATGGGGCTTTAACTTACTGACCGTAGCTCAGCCTAAGTGGGAAGAGAAGTGGCTACCTATTACTACAGAGTTTGCTAACAAGACTAATAGGACTAAACTAGTAGGGTTTCTAAAGCTAGAAGAGGGGATAATGTTTTGATCTACGAATATGAATGTCCTAGTGGTGATGAGAGTATCAGTGTTGAAAGATCTATCATAGATCCTGAAGATAACTATAGGTGTTCAACCTGTGGCGCTACGCTTAGGCGTATCTATACACCACCCGCTATTGCTTTTAAAGGTAGTGGCTTCTATACTACAGACAAATGAGCTACCCAAATTGGTTTGCACAAATTGCACAGAATAATTTTACTACCTATCTATCAGAGTATGCAGGTAAAGAAAACCTACGCTTCTTACAACTAGGTGTATACACAGGTGATGCTAGTGTGTGGTTATGTAATAACATTCTAACTGATAAAAGTGCCATACTAATTGATGTTGATACTTGGGCTGGAAGTGATGAGTTAGACCACGCCGAGATGGACTTCAGCGCAGTTGAGATAGAGTACAAGAAGAAGATTGAAAACCTAACTGTTGTGTCTGTGGTCAGTGATACTGTTGAGTATCTAATTAGGCAACGCAATAACTTTATGAACTCATATGATTTTATTTATATTGATGCAGACCACACAACTGTTAGTGTGTTAATGGATGCAGAACTTAGCTGGCCTTTACTAAAGTCTGGTGGCATTATGGCATTTGATGATTACACTTGGGGTCGCCATCTTCCACCATCTAAGACACCTCGCCCTGGCATACTATTATTTACTGAGCGACACAAGGCTGAGCTAGATACATTAGTTATCAACGATCAGTATTGGATTAGAAAAAAGTAGAAAGCCCTGCTGGAAGGGTAGCAAGGCTTTCTTTAGATAGATCGGAGAGAGCCGACCTAAGAGTTAGATACTATCACAGTGCTTGTTAAACACTCAAGGCATTTGCTCTGACCCTCTGCCACAAGGTCATTACCACACTCATCACATATCATTAGTAATAGTTATTTTTTAAAAAGAAATTCCACGCTTTGCACGGTGAACCGTATCGTTTATCAACATATCTAAGACCTCTAAGGATTTGATATTCGCTTCTAACATCTTGCTCTCCAAGGAGTTGAGCAATTCCGTAAGCGCTTGATCCTCTTTGATTCTTTGCGTTGTGGTCAAACCTGCTCTCACGGGTCCAAAGGGACTCAAGGCACTCCCACTCTCTCCCTCTCCAGCCCCAACCAGCCGCAGCGTAGTCTTTAGCGAGCTTTCTGTTACGATCTTTCTCATCTTTAGTTGCCTTCCTATTCTCTATTACACCGTGAGGGATCTGTCCCACTGGTGGTGGAAATAATTTACTTTCTCCTACTAGCAGCAGACCTAGTGCGACCACTAATATCAAGCCATTTCTTATTACTTTCTTCATCAGCACTCATCTCCTCTTCTAAGTAGGTGCGATATACATTTGGATAGTCATTACCCAAACGCGCTAACGCCCTGTCCCTAGCTCTGCGATAGTTTCTCTGACGAACGGCTTGTGCCTTCGCCGTTTCTATTCTCTTTTTAACTCTATCCACTAAACCCACCTGTCCATACAATTAGCTATAGTAGATAATACTATAGGTGTTATCTCTATTTGGGAGGACACTTCCTTAGCATCTTCCTCATCTGTTAGCCACTCTTGGACATAGATTTTACTCCCATTAGGGCTATTCCTATACCATTTCAGGGCTTCTAAGGCGCTCTCTCCTCCCCATATGGCTATGTTCTGTGAGTCTGATACCTCATAGAATATAATTCTTTTCAGCGACCCGTTGCGTAGCTCTACTACATTACTCACTATCTCTCTCCGCCCTCTCTAATAGGTGAGGAATAGAAAAGTCGTTCATATCAGGCTCACCGCAAGCATACTCACAGACTTCCTCCCATACCTCTCTTGTTATCTTTCTTTGTAGGTTAAGTTCTATATCATCTTTTGTATACCATTGGATAGCAACCATTTCCTCCAAAGGTAAACCATTTAATGCCTCTAATACATTCTTTACTTTCATTTACTTTCCTCCTTCTCTCTCTCACTCATTGTATCCATCACGCAGTTATCACAGATTAGCTTGCCGTTATATCGGTGATACCAGTCTAGCCTTGCTATCTCCCACCCGCAGAACTGGCAGATATTCATTTCATTTCCTCTCTCTCTTTCGCTAGTTGTATCAGCCGTTTGGCTGAGGTCTTTAGTTCTTGTATATAATTTACGCAGTCGCACTCACTTATTGGTACTAGGTGATCGCCACATATTACTGGTGTATAACTCACGCTGTTACCTCCTCCTCTTGATCTTCAAACTGGGATACTAAACTTTCAAATCCCAAATTAGGGTCTGTATCATTAGTGGATACCGCCTGAATAAAGCGCAGCGAGCAGCTATTTTCATACCACTCTTGAACCAAAGCCATCATATCGTCAGGGTTCATCTCCTCATTGGTAATTATTGGGTCATACCCATAGCCACGCATAAGGTTCACCTGCTCACTATCCATTAGAAGATAGATCTTATGGCAGTTATCCCAAGCGATACCTTCTGCCTCACTTATACGGCAATAAACTAGATTAGCGTTGATCATTTACTTTGCCTCCTCATTGATTAGTCTTGCGCTCATTTTGTTGTGGTGATCAAGCAGCAAAGTTAGTTCCTCGCTTAATCGTTCTTCATCTTTAGCGTAAACTCCCTCGCCTTGATAGCCAAACTCCCAACCCGTTTCGCTGTCGTAAATTGTTCCTTCAGGGAAGTTGGAACTCTCGGTATCGGCATCAATCTCCCAACCATTTTCTTCACTAAACTTTACAATATAGTGATATTCCCTAGTCATTATTTGCCCCCGATAGTAGTTGGGTAACACTTATCAATACTTCCCCAGCAGTAGCCATCTCCAACCCAGTTGATTTGGGTTGCTGCATAGTAAAGTGCAGTCAACAGTAAAAGCATAAAAGCTACCCTCACCAGCCTTCTCACTCTGTAATAGTTTGGTGATCTCATTATGCGTTTACCTTCATTTCAGATAGAAAACTCTCGGCAATTTCCCGCCAATTTACCCGATAAAGTGAGCCAATATCCTGAGCCATTGAGAAGGCTTGACGATTAAGAGATACATTCTCCCAATCTAATACTTCATTAACAAACATCTCAATTTCATTTGCTAGTCCTGCTGTTGGATATTCATCATCAAGGTAGTTTTTAGTTTGCTCTATAACATTTTCATAAAGCCCACTATCGTTATTTATATGCAAAGCGGTAGCCCAAGTTTCACGATTAGACCAGCCGTTATACTCTTGTATTTCCATTTGCCTTCCTTCTCTCTCGTTTGTTTAGTAAAACCACTCTTACAATTTAAGAGCAGCCTACCCCTTCTCCCCTAGTGTAGCAGGAGAAAGGATAGGACACCATTAACCGACCAGCTTTTTTTACTTTACCCACTTTCCTGCATTGCCCTCAGAAATGAACGCTTCCAGCCTTGCCTTCATCTCCTCGTAAGCCTCCAGTTGCCCTTGATGATATGAAACCCAATCCTCCTCCGTAGCCATATCAAGATCAGCCTCACTTATTTGGATCTGATCTGCAACATATCCCACCAACAGATCTAAAGAATCTATAACAACTGTTTCGCTTTTATATTCTTTAGTCATTAGTTTGCCTCCTTCTCTAGTGCTTTTTCTGCCTTGTTTAAGATGTCCTCAATCTCGCCAAAAGCCCAAGTTATGAGGTCGTAATCGTTGCCCTGATCTGCGATCTTGATCGCCCTTCTTGCTCTCTTGATGTCGGTCTTTGTGATCGCTTTCATTAGATCGCCTCCTCATCTGGACAATTTGGACACTCTTTCATACAGCAAGCGCAAGCGCTTTCAAAGTCGTGCTTACAGCATTTAGGATCTATTTCATTGAATCCGCCCTCGCGAGCATCTGCCAACACATCTTCAAATAGAGCATCTAGAAAGTTATCCACACGCCCGTTATAGTCGTTCACAGCATTTTCTAATTCAAGATCTGATAAGACTGCGCCCTCATAGTTGTTGGCGTAAGCCTCGGCAAACTCCTCTTTTGTGGTATGGGCGTTCATTATTTCACCCCACAAGCGACCAAGAAACGGGCGCGATCAAAGCGGGGATTATCTGCTTGTAATTGATTTGCTAGTGTGCGGGCTAATCCTTCAACAGCCTCGCCACCTTCAGGGGTAAAGCCTTCCCAGTTTTTAACCTGAGATTGGATTACATTTGCTATTAGTACATAGTCCTTGCGGGTCATTTCTTCTCCTCGTAGGTTCGTTATGAGCATTTGCCCATAGATAAAAGATACCACAGCCTCCCCCATTGTCTAGTATTTAATCATAACGATTTGATAACGATTTGCTGGGAGTTGGCTGGGTTAAACCTCTAGTAAAGGTTGAGGGTTTGGCAACATTAAACCTCAGGTAAAGGGTTAGGGTTTGGGGCTGGGCTGAATTGCTGGGGGCTGCTGAGGGCTGGCAACTATTAAGGGAGCGCCCCAATTACCGCCTATTGTTTAGGCAGCCACGGCTTTCCTTCTATACCCCCACAAAAGGGGCAAAGTATAGCCAGCTAGGACAAGCTAGGGCAAAACGGACACCGCGCAAGGGCTGACGGCAACGGATAACCGACCCCACCAAGTTAAAAATCGCAGACTGTATACCTGTACTCCCTAAATAAAAATATTTGATAAAGTTAAGCTGCCGTAATACCTGTCCGATATGTCCGTATTATACCAGTATGATAGTGAGGTCCATCACATTTATAAAGATTTATTAGATAAAAACGGGAAATGCGTTATATTTCCCGCCTTATATATAGTAGGGGAGTAAAACAGAAAGCGCTAAGTTTTACGACCCACAACGCCTCGTTGGAAACTCGGCGAGC